TTTGACGGAGTTTTTTATTTATTTATTAATCAAACTGCAACAGTCTTTAAAGTACCATCATTCTCAACAAAGAGTTGATACTTTGTACCATTTGATGATGTGAGGATTACACCAGCAGCAGTGCTGACACCAACTTTTACATTGCCACTAAAAGTAGAAATACCACTAGTAACATCTACACCTGATGAAGTAACACGTAAAGAATTATTGCCAGTACCAACACTGGAAAGAACTACTGATCCATCGTTTCCTGATGTTAAAGTGATATTTCTATCACTTCCTCCAAGATTACTTAAATTATACAGTTCAATTCCAATGGCATTAGTCCATTTGAGACCTACATTAGTATTGGTAGGTCCATTTAAGTATAGCAATCTTCCTGGTGAAATAGATGCGTTACCAACACTATCAACTTTGAATTGACTATTATTATCGTTAGGATCTCCAGATACAAAATCTCCGACGACGGTTAATTTTGATGATGGATTTGTGGTTCCTATTCCAACAGAACCACTTACATAAGCACCACCAGTAACTTGAAGTGTTTGTGAAACAGTTCCTGTTGAAGTTCCTGTTCCGACAGTAAGTGGTCTTGCTGTTACAGAAACTGCAGTATCACTAATTCCTATTGCAGCAGTTCCATTCCAGTTATTCAGGAAAACACTACCACTTGGATTAGTCCAACTTGCACCAAGAATATTGTAAACTCCAAATGTACCAGGTGCTCTGTCACTGCCTAATCTAAGTGCAAACTGCTGTACTGCAGAGGTGTTTTCAATTGCTGGACCAAAATCTATGTAATTATTTCTACTCATTAATGCAACAGTAGAAATGGAACCACTTTCGTTTCCATTTCCATATACAATTAAATCTTGTGTTGATGTTATTCCAGTGACTTTTACACCTGCACCAGTTATAGTTGTTCCACCAAGAACAACAGAAGTAGCACTAATAATCCCAGTTGAACCATCAATTGTTACGCCAGAACCAACAGTAATCCTATTTGTGGATCCATTTAATGTAATACTAGATGTTCCGATTGTGACGATACCTGTTATTCGTGCATCTCCATTAACATATAAAGTTGTGCCCGATGCACCAACTGCACCAACTTCTAATTTGAATCTTGGATTTGTGGTTCCAATTCCAACATTTGATGTTGTATTGATTCCAGACGTTACTTTTTGCCAAGATCCAGAAGTTAAATTTGTTCCATCACCAAAGTAAGAATAAATTTCATTAAAGTTACTGTTAACTTTAACAGCACCTACTAATAAACTATCACCATTTCCATCATCAGGAGTAATGCCGGTTCCTATTCCTAACTTTGACATTATTTTAAACTTTATGAGTATTTATTAGTTAAAGATAATTAATATATTTCAGTGGATTGGATCTGATGACCATTGCTGAAGTGGTAAGTCCAGTTACTCCATTTGTTCCATAGAAGTTAAATGTATTTGATGTGGTTCTTGTTGGAACGGTAATCTTACCCCAACTAAATTCACCAAAATATCTTGATGTGGATATCGATCCAGCATATGTGATTAATGACCCAGTTGAGGAATCAAATGTAATTAGTGTTGAATCAAATTTAATGATTGTAGAATCAAAAGCAGAAGCATTGAATGCAGAAACATTCGCAAGAATTCTAACAACATTTGTAGTTCCAATTCCAGTCAAAGATACTGATGCAGTTTCTTTGGAGTATACTTGGTAGACATTATCAACAAATTGAGTTCCAATTCCAATTAAAGAATTGTCATTTCTCAATGATTCTTGAGAAGTATTTGCTAATCCAACATTTGAATTTCTTATTACAAAATAATCACCAGTGCTAATACCACTTAATGTTACCGCAGTTCCCACAATGTTTATATCTCTCAAATAAGAATCTTCTGGAATATAAAAATCAAAAATAAACTTATTAGTAATACCAATGGTGGTAGTTCCAAATCCAACAACAACTCCATTATCTCCACTATAATCACTAACACTATCAACTTCTTTGAAGGATGCTGGTGGTTCAACTAGAATTGTTGGTGGATTTGTAAATGTATATCCAAGTCCAGTATTAGTAATAATAAAGTTTGTAACAATTCCCGCAGAAACTGATGCAGTTGCTGTTGCAGTTGTTATTCCAGAAAGAGTATAATTTTTAGTATAAACTCTATACGAAGTTGTATCAGATGAAGTCCAAGTTCCAATAAATGGATTTGTTCCATCACCAATTCCTCCTTGTGGACTGTCAAAAACATTTACATAATTAATATCAACATAACCATCAGAATTTATTTCAAGTTCGTAAGTATATGCGGAAATAAATGCGGAACTTCCAAAATTATATCCTTCAACACGAATTCTAACTGAATTTGTTAGAGTTCTTGTGTATACATTAGTAACTCTTCTATCTCCAGGATAAATGTGAATCTTTGGAAGATTTGGATTATTGAATGATAGTGAAGAATCAATAGAAGAACCTGATCCAAAAGTAATATATCCATTAGAACCAAGATAAACATTGGAATAATTATTTCCTAAGAAATTAAATGTAGTTGGTAATGGAATCGTGAAGAAGGTGTCATCAATGTCACCACTAAAGAATGATGTCATGGAACCTGCACCATATTCACTATAAGTGATTGATTGAACAGTTCCTTGTTGGTATGTCAAAGATCCACTTGAATAAATTGGATCTGATATTGTAACTGTAGGTGGTGTTACATATCCTTGACCATTATTAGTAACTGCTAAATTAAACACCTTTCCCGCAGCAGATACTAAAGCAGTGGCTGAAGCACCAACTTTCGGATCTTGTGATAATATTGTTATCGAATTTCTATAGGAACTTGTTGTATTCTCATTTGTCGCATCAAAGAATGGTGCAATATTATCAACATAAATTTCAGTTTCTCCCCCAACTAATGGTTGAATTAGATAAGAACTTGGATTAATCAGTGATTCGTAAATAATACGATCTTTAGAAACGATTTGACCATTAATCGTGGTATCATTTCTTTGCTTACACCAAGTAAGTGGTCTTTCATAAGTAGAATCACGATTTACTCCAGGTTTAACATATGGATTTGTTCCAACAATATCCGTAGATTCAATCGAGGTTGCAAATCTCTTATTTTCCTGATAGAGAATATTATCATAATCATTCAGTTGAAGAGTGTCTCCAACTTTGATAGTTTCTAGAATGTCTACACTTGCAACATCAACGTTACCCGTTCCCTTATAGAAAAGTATCTTACATGTATCTCCAATCTTTGGAGCCTCTGTAAATTCAATTGTACTTCCACCATTGAAGATATAACCCTCACCTGGAACCTGAAGAATATCATTTACAAACACCAATAATGTTGCCTGAACATCTACATTTGATCCTGGTTTTGACTTAATTGAATATCTCACGCCATCAATTCTAAGAGCAAATTTTACACTTCTACCATCAAATTGACTTTGAATTTCGTCAAGTACCTGTAGATCACCTATTGACCATCCATTGAATTCCATACTATAAGTTTTTTCAATATTTAATTGGAATTCTTTAAATGTTTTTGTAGTATCTGTAGGAATTCCTACTGTTCCTCCAATTGCAACGGTAAGAATATCTCCCTGACCATAAGCATATCCGGTATTTTTAATGACAAAATCAATTACACTGGATCCCTGACCAACTACAATATCAACCACTGCTTCAGTTCCAATTCCACCCAATGGTGATGAAGAACTATAGATTAGTGGAATATTTGAATATGAAAGTGGAGAATCGAAAATTACAAAAGGAGGTGCTGTAAAAGTATATCCGGTTCCTGGATTTGTAATAGCAACACTTACAACTCTTCCGTTATTTACTAATGCAGTTCCTACAATATTAATATCATAATTGCCAAGACTTGTTGTTGCGACACCAACATTAACTGTTTGAATTCCAGATCTGTAACCAGACCCACTGTTACCAATACTGATTGATTGAATTGTTCCAGCAATAGATACAATTGCAGTTCCTCCAGCAGAAACTAGAGGTTGATATGCAAATCCAGAAGTAGATCCAACAGATACAATTTGACCCCCAACAGGTATTGATGAATTGTTTATATCATAAGGAGTTTGGGAAGCATCTCCCGTAAATGAAATTGTCGTAATACCGGAAGATTCTGTTAATTTATAATCACCTAAAATATCAACAACGCCGAGTCTTTGTGGTCCTTGGAAGATATCTTTAATTAAGATAATTGCATTTCCTGAGGAGATTCCTGAAATATTAGAACCATTTGACTTGAGAGTAAATTCTGTAGAAATACCATTAAAATTGTTAGATATATCATCAAAGATGTAATTCTTTGAGTAAGTTTCACTTGTTCCATTCAGAATACCAGATCTTAAGAAAGATCTGCCACTGAATGTTGAGTTTGTTGTTATACCAGTAAAGTCTCTTTCATCGGGTGGGTTTGTTGTTGAACCAATTGGAGTTGGTCCATATGGTGCTTCATAGAAATTGAGAGTGTTGCCGACAATATTATAATTTCCACTAATTTTATAAATTGTAGATCCCGATGGATGTGATGCAATTGTTGAACCCATCCAAGGTCTCCTAACCAATACTCCAAGATCACTTCCAAATCCAACAGTTTCAACTCTCATTATTTCATCATTAATCTTAATTAAATCACCTCCAAAGAATGAAGTAATTCCTGAAAAATATGCTGTGTTTTGAGTAATTGAAAAATCGGAAAGAAGAGATGATGTAATAGCGGAAGAAACTATCGGAGACTGAATCATATTATCAATAGAAATCAAAACTTTCTGGTTTTGATTTTTTGCAGTAAACACATGATTAGTTCCAACACCAACAGATGTGAAGTTTAATGTATTTGGAGTCGTTGATAATGCTTCACTTGCGGATGCTGCAACCTTAATGCTAATATCACTAACCTTAACAACATAAAGTGATGATGGTAATAAAGTGGTAGTTCCAATACCAGTTATAGTTGTTGTTGCAATTCCAATTGGTTGTGCAGTACCTAAAGTATCATAAACAATTTCTTCACCAGTGACAAAGAAATGATCTGGTAATGAGATTGTATCTTCAGTTATATCAACAACCAAAGGACTGCTACCATCAAAAACTCTTCTGAAGATATTACTTCCTTTATGTGTTAATTGGAAGTCTCTTCTAATATCACTATCAGTTCCACTGTACGAACCATAGAATACGTCGATTATTCCATTATTAAGATCAATTTCATTTGGAAGTAATTCCGGATCAACAACAGTTAATGAATTGTAGAAAAGTCTAACTTGAGAGTTAATACTTGGATTTGGTGTAAAGTATAGTTGCAAATCATCTCCAACAATATTAGCACCAAAAGTTCCAATTCCAGATCCAGTTTCTACATTTCCATATTCTGATATAAACGCATCTTCTGCTGTAGCAATAAGAGTCATTTCACTAACTTGATGTTGATTGTTTGTAATGTCTTCGACACAAGCAATTACATACAGTCCTTTAGTATTTCTAGATGTGTCTAGTACACTATTAACCGATAAGATCGTATTCTCTGTTGGAGATGATGACGATGCAATAGAAGTGTAAGAAGATCCAAGATCAATACTATTCAGTTGAGTAATAGAAGATGTTGTTGATGCTGCTCCAGTTCCAACAGATACATTTAATACATTAACGTCGAAGTTTTGAGTTAGTGTACTATAAGGATAAATGTCAATGTTTAAGTTGGATCCTGAAATATAAGCAGAATAAGTTCCAAGACCCGATGATGCTAAAGATCCACTTCCAGCAGTTAATTGTCCATATTCTAAGAATCCAACATTTGCTCCATCATGAATTACAGTAATTTCATCAACTTCATAATGAGAAATTCCATCATTAAATTCAAGAAGAATTTTAGAAGCTCTATACGTTGTGCCAATTCCAATAATTGTCCTTGAAGTAGATAGTCCTGATGGTATTGTTGTTTGTGAGGTGTTCACATAAGCAATAGTTCCAAACGAGGTTGTTCCAATTCCACTCACACCATCTTTTATACTATAAGAAAGTACACTAGTATCAAAATCATTTACAGAATATTTTGTCGGATAGAAGAGTAAACTTCCTTCAGATCCTGCGATTGTAAAATCAAATGATCCCATATCATATGAAGAATCGACTCTTCCATAATGATTAATATATCCATTTGATCCATCGTGAAGTAGAGAAATTATTGAAATTTGTCTCTCTTCAGTGTATCTCTTATCTCTCACATAAGCAATCATCTTTCTGTATCTTGCATCAGTTAGCAAGAATGTATCAACAATACTATACCTTGATGTTCTTGGATTGCTATTAAATTGTGAACTTATATCGTCAATTGTCAATACCCTATTTCCAACTGATTGGAAATAGTCTTGCATCTCTTTAGAATTAAATACAATTTCTGAAGAGATGACATTACTTCCAATCGTAAAAGTGTTTTCCGTGGCAATGTCAAAATCATTCACACATTCCAAATCAACAACAGAAATTAAATCATTAATTCCAATAAAATCTCCAGAGTTTTGGTCTGTTGCAATTCCGGATGTTCCAGTCTCATCAGTGCTTTCTACAATAAGATCACTAAATTTCTTAAATCCAGCTGTATGATTTAAATTGCTTACTGGATTATTCCAATCTTCATATTCAACTTTAGACTTAATTGCGTAAGAGAAATACTGATAATAATCATTGTCATGCATTCTTTGAACACTATCATTTAAGAATCCAGTATTTAAATTCCAACCCTTCCTTACAATTGAATTTGATGAAACATTATATTCTGAATATGGAGAAATTATATCTCTAATTATTCCTTGACTATCTGATGATGAACCCTTTATCAATTCTGATGAGACAAATTCCTCGTCTGTACTGATAGTTACATATTCATTTTTAGAATCATAAATTTGTATAACGCCAGAAGCAGAATCTGCTACTACAGTTTCTCCAGTTAAGAATTTATTTTTAGTTAAAGTTATATCAAATATTGGGAAATATTTTTCTGGAATTATTCTTCCAGAAGATCTGAATGCATCAAAAGATCCGGGAAACTCCGATCCACTTAGATAATTTGATAAATTGTATCCAACAGTCGCACCAATTCCTCCAATATTTGGATCTACAGAATTAATAGTGAACAATTGATAGTTATAATTTTCAGAATTGTATCCCTTTCCCAATGAACTCAAACCAACATTAATATTTTCAATCAAAACTCTATCTCCAACCTCAAATGGGAAGTCTGATAATGTACTAAAACCTACATTCAGTTCTACCGTCACATCTCCACTGGATGAATTATAAGATATTGTACTGATTCCGATTCCATTCGAATTGTTGACTGGAATCAATAATGGATTTTTATTGTTTATTCCAGTTGTATTTTTAATAATAGTAACTTGCTCATCACCTAAAGTATACTCTAATGAAACATCATTAATTACTTTATTTGAAACAGAATCAATTACAATTAAATTTGGTGAGACGATATAGTTAACTCCCTGAGAAGCTATACCAATTCTTTCAAATGATGAAAGTGGTATAACTTTTAGTATTTGTGGAAGTTTAGCAACAGGTCTAACGGTTTTGTCTGATGAATATTCAAAACCAATATCTTCAATTCTAGTATTAATAATATTTCCAATAGAACTTGAGTATGGCTCAAGAATTGCGCCAGTTCCAAAATTTGAAAAAACTGAAGAGATTCCTGGTAATAAGTTATAGTTTACTCCAGGGTTTGTAATTCTAACCTCAGATATTGGTCCATATGCAGATAATGAATTAGTGGTATATGTAATAGTAGAATTTGCATCAGTGTATGAAGATCTTTCTGGATATTCTCTAATATTGTATTTGAATGAGGTGGAAGTTATTCCTGATACCAAATGCTGCCCCGAATAGAGGGTATTTGACAGAATGATAGAATTATTTCCAACAATATTTTCATCATCATATGTTAGAGAAATATCTTTTAGTGGATTTGCACTATTTTGAACTGGAACTATTGCATAATACAAATTTTGTGGAATATTGTCATTAGTAGTCAATCTGACATATGCGGAAGTAGTTACTCCAATTGTTCCATTCTTTTCAACTTCAGGAGTTGCTGTAGTCTTCGAAGATTTAAATTCATTTTTAAATAGACTATCAGTATATAAATTAAAATCAAATGCTGCATATGATTGAGATCCATCAGTATAGGAAAGTGATGAGTCTGAAACATCAAATGTAATTATTTGATTTTTATAGATTTCAATTTGTGGATTTACAAGAGATAATGTTCCCAATGATGAACTTGTAATGTCAACAACAATTGGATTGAATAAAGTACTATTATAATAAGTTGTTGATAATTTGATGGTATTCGAATCTACAACTACTACGTAATATTCTCTATTAGTTTCAAGACCACCAGCTGGTGAAGATGATGTATGAATAACTTTATCACCAGTTTTAAACTTGTGATTTTGAATTGTTATTGTATTATTAGATGAATTTACGTTTCCAGAAGCAAAATTCTTAGGATCTATTACCAACTTCTTCAGTGTTTCATTATATTTTACAACTAATGTTGTCGATATTCCGGATACAACACTAATATCAACCAAGTCGTTTCTTAATAATCCATGAGTCGAAGAGGTTGAAACAGTAACTTCATTTTTGGAGATACCTCCCGAAAGAACATTTTCGAGATTAGTTTTCAGTGAATGGAAAACCCCAGTTCCAATACCTGTAAAGAAAAGTGTATTTACAACTATTGAACTATTAATTCCGACAAAAGTTCCTGTAGATCCTAAACCAACTTTACTTGTTGAGAGACCAATGAGATCGTTGGAGATCTTAGATACATATAATTTCTGCCCTTCAGTTAGTTGAGAAGAAGTTACACCATCAGTTGACACTGAAATCGGATTTCCACTTTCTGCAGAATATACTAATTCGGTTCCAGTTATTAATTGGTGATTTGGTAAATATATTGATTTTGTTGGGATAAAAATATCAACAATTCCAGAACCCGGATTTGAGAAGGTTATCGTAGTTCCAATTCCAACACCATATGAAGTTCCTAAACCAAGTGACTCTTTTGGATCAAAATAAAGTGTCTTATTTAAATTAAAATTATAGCTTGTTTGTATACCAGAACTAAAGGTAAACTTTCTAGAATCCTCATATAAAACGTCAGATACACTATGAGATTGTGAGGAAGTGCCTGAATAAGATCTTAAAACTCTTATTCTTGAATTTGGAACATCTATATTTAAAACTTTAACCTTTTCGGAGTTAATTTGGAAAATATCATTCTCTCTTACATATGGATATGTTAAAGAACCACTTACATTAAAGTAAGTAACTATTCCAGTTGTTGAAACATTACCAATATTATCTCTTAGAACAAAAGTATCACTTCTAACTCCAATGCTATAAAATTCTGATTGATTGAAAAGTGAAGTTGATAATCCACCTATAGAAACAATATCTAGATTTTCTAAATTATGAGGAACTGTAGAAAATCCAATATATTGTCCCGTCGAGTTAAATGAAGTGAATTCAATATTAGAAACTTCGGTTCCTGCAACGGAAATATTCGTTACATATTTTCCGGATAGTTTCGAAACTTTGGCATATGCACTAGATCCTTCAGTTTCCTCATTATTAAATGATAAAAGATCATACACCTGATAATTTTGACCACCACTCGAAATTCCGATGGAGGTTATACCAGATTTTGCCGTAAAGTTTATTAAAGAATTTTGTTCTTTGATCTTATTTGGATTAATCAAATAATCATAAAAACTATTTTCGTTTCTGAGATTGTATGGATAAGTGTTTCTTAACCAACCTTTAGAACCGGGATCTATATTATCTTGATTTGAATAACGATCGAAGTTAAATTGTATTGGTTTTGATTTATACTCATTTCCAATAAAATATGGGAAAACAGGTCTCTTATAATTTTTGAATGGAGGAGTAGCATCTACAGATCCACCATTAATAGTTGTAAAATATGCATAAACTCCATTTGGAAAATCTGGAGTTATGCAGAATCTTCCATTATATTTGTCTAAATCACCCGATCCAACAAATTCATAATCTTCAATAAATGAACCAATTGGATAAGTTGTCAGTGATGGTCTATTTACATTGGATTTTAGTTGATATCCAGAAACCATTGATCTTATTGATCCGCCGACTGGAGTATCATATCCATAAGGGCCGTATATTGGATTTCCATCATAAGCCCATCCAATAATTGGAGAGTGGGCATCGGAAGTTACTTCAATGTTATTAACAATTCTGAGATCTGGTTGGTATGTCAAAACTCCATCGACATACTTTGATGCAAGAGCAATTTGTCTTAGTTTTCTAGGTGAGTATAGATGAGTGTACTCTAAACCATACTCATTGTTTAATCCATTATCAATAACTCCATCATCATCAGTTATAAGACCAGTTTGCAATAGTCTTTCAAATAAGTTTAAAGTCCATTTTTGGGGATTGGAATGCAATTCCGCGCCTGACCCTGCAGCAGTGACCGTTATAGTAGTATTTGCTGATGAATAACCAAATCCACCATTTATAACTTTAACTTCAATTAATTGTCCATTACTAATAACTGGAGTTAAAACAGCACCAGTACCAGATCCATTAATCATTAGGTCCGGAATAGAATTATATCCACTTCCAGAACTTACTACAAGAACTTCTTGTATTGTAGAATTAGAAATAATTGGAAGTAATTGTGCTCCAGATCCACTGGTTAGTGTGAAAGTTGGTTGTCTGTTGTAATCTAAAATTTCAGATGATCCATATGAAGAACCATTATTCTCAATGAAAATCGATTTTATTTCACCTCTAACTATTGGTTCAAGAACAGCATTGAAATTTTGTCCAGAAAGTGTAGAAACTCCAATAATTCCAGATACACTTACTGTTATTGGTTGATAGTTAAAAGTATGAATACCACTTCCAGCAGTTGATAAATCTACAAATTGTGCTGTGTTATAGTAGAAATCAATTCCAGTCGAACCAACTCCAACATTTGATAATCTAAAATTATTATCATCAATCTTAGTAACATAATAAGATGAATTATTTGAAAGTCCCTCAATAGGAGATGTTGGAGCAGTATAGACAATTATTTCTCCACTATTGTATCCATGATTTGGAATATTAATTAAATTAAACGTAGTATTAATTCCAGAAGAATTTGTAACGGTTTTTCTATTCTTATACCCAGATCCACCATTAGATACTATAATGGATCCGATTTTTTTCTTATTTGCAAATGATTCAAATTTCTGAATTCCATTTCCATAAGAATTTATTGATATAGTATTGATTCCCAAAATAGAATCTTCAAATTTAGTATGAAGTTTTACAGTATATTCATCAATAATAGAAACATAATAAGAAGAGTCTGTAGTCAAACCAGAAATAGCATTTTCACCTTCTGTTCTGTAAATTACTCTTTCAGAATCTCTAAACTTATGATAGGTAGAAAATGCAATCGTATTGTTAGTAAGGTCAACAAGACCTGCTGAGGAAGATGAATTAAAAGGAACTTCATGTCTGAAAGTTACCATGTCAGCTGCCACGGCAACCCCTTGACCAGAACCACCAGATATAGTTACTTTTGGTACATCCAAATAATCAAAACCACCATCAATAATGTTTATCCTTTCTACAGATCCTTCAACTGAACAATGACCAACAAACCCACTACCAGATGGATCGGAAACCGTAAGAACAGGTGGGTTAATTACATCGTAAGAAGAACCTGGAGATAAAACATCAACACTCTCAATTTCTCCATAGAATAAAGAATTTTTTGATTTATAATTTAAAATCTCAACACCATTAATAAGTATACCAGTTGCTCCAGGTGCGGTTTCGTTGATATTAGAATCATTTTCTGGATTTGAAATTTTCCTAACAAGTTTTTGGGAAGATAATTTTTGATAAGAAAAATCTAGATATTCTAATCTATCATTAGTTACTGTTCCGGAGAAAGTAACAAATAAATTACTATAAATGTTTGCTCTACTTCTAGAAAGTCTAATTGTATCGTCATTAACTTTCTGTACAAAATAAGTACCCTCTTCAATTCCAATAGTATTTTGGGAATTTGAAGGTCTATAAACTACAGCATCACCTGTGTAAAAACCATGATTTGGTAATGTGAGTTGATTACCACTAAAAGATCCCGATAGAGTAGCAGATCTATCTTTAATATTCAGTGGTTGTTCAAAATAATTGGGAATTGATGGAGAAGTAACATAAATTGTATCTTTGGTTACTTGAGATTCTGCATAAACATTTTGAATATTAGTTGAGTATATCGAAGTTTCTGGATAATTTGTTGAATTTGCTCTAGAAATTTCCCTTCTTACTTTATCTACTAAATTTACATCAAGTGATGATTGTCCCTTTATACTAAAAGACTTTTTATTATTAATTCCAGAAACAAAAACAGTTGCATCTACTTCAGTTCCGTTAGTTAATATAATTTTTACTCTATCCCCAACAGAAATATTATTCTCATCATAAGTTGTAATTGTATATGAGTTATTGGATAAATTGAGTAATGTTACAGATTCTACATTATATGTTGTTGCTAAATTGAATAACCAATTATTAGATTTTACATCATCCAGAGTAATTCCCAGACTTTTGATCTTTACTATTTGATTTTCATCATAAAGATATGAGTTCTCAAGTATATTGAGATCTGACAGTACGCCAGTTATTCTAACTTTAACTGGATTATCCGTACCAATTCCAGAATAACCATAGGCATAAGTGTCATATCTCAACAATTGACCAATATCTACCGATTGATCTATTCCAGAACACTCAAAAAATTGATTATATGATTTTGAACCATATTGAATGTTAACATCAGTTCCATTACTCAAAGTTGCAACTAAAGATCCTGATGTTGGAAATCCAACTGTAGAGTCTACATCAATTACACTTGAACCGATTGATACTGGTTTTACTACTTTTGTACTTGGGTGGATTGAAAACTCACCAGACAAAGATCCACTTACATTAATATCTTTGTCAAAATCATAATCTAGACTTATTACATAGTAATCTTTTCCATCTCTACTGATTTTTTGTACATCATTTATAGAACCAGATGCTTTTTTAAAATTGTCAGTTTCATCTTGGAAAAGAGTTCTATTAACAAGATCTAACGGATCACCAGAAATTGACTCAACTACCAAATCTCTTGTGATTCTATATTGAGCGTCGGATGGTTTAATAAGAAAATCACTTGGTCTAATTACTTGAACTTCTTCACCATAAAGTGCTCTAAAAAGAATCTTAAATGATTCTTCAGTTCCCTTAGAAACATAAAAGTCTCTAGATCTGCTAATGAATAGTTTTTCATTCAGTCCAGAATAAAGTGATCTCCCCTCAAAACCGGGAGTAACTTGTTTTTTGACTTTAGTAAGAAACTCCTTAAGGAAGAGAATACTCAAATTAGTTACAGAAGCTCCTGAGGTGTGCTCTGCCGCACTTGATTGAGTGAAGACAAGTTCATCAGGCGTATTTGTACCTTCATAAGAAGTTACACCACTAAATCCACGAACGCAACCAGTAAATGATGTTGAAGTTTTTCCAGTATATGTGATTATTTCATCATCAATTTGAATCAATCCATAAGAATTTGAAAATCCTGCAGTCGATTCTACATTGATTGTATCATCAAAAAAGGAAATATTTGAGGTAATTGTGGTAGACTCTGTTAGATTTGTGAGTTTATCGATCTTTATGTATTGATCGATATTTTGAATTAAATCTAATGATGCACCATCAGATTCCTGAGAAATGTAGTACTGTTTGAGAAAATCCACAAAAAGTGGATAATCTTCTTTTACAAAATCTGGGATTTGATTTTGTACAACTGAACTGATTTTAATTCTTGAATCTACCATTTCTTTTAATTCTTATGATCTTACGAGGGCGCCGTTGGTGTAACTTGAAGTTGTTGTATAGTTCGATCCTGAAGGATCGGATCCAGATGAAATTTCGTCAGATAACATATTAATCGTACTCTTATTAATATCTAGTTGCAAATAAAGATCCTGTAATCCGATCACATCATTAGACTTAGGAACCGCAGCAATTTCAATAAATGAGTCGGATCCTATCGATTTTTCAGTTGATAAAATAATCAATGGATTAATTAATATTTCTCCCTTCTCATAATCAATAGTCCCGACTGATCTTCTAACGACAGTCGGTTGTGAACTTGCTGTTAGATTGAATAATATCAGATTTCCTTTCGTATAGTTTGATGCCGAATCTGGAATATCACCCAAATAAACTGTATCAGTAACACCATCAATCTTAAATCCAGAAGATTTTATATTATAACCATTTACATTTTTTACATGGAAGGAATTTCCATAACATATCTCATATTGTGCAAGTTCATTAATCGATGCTCTTAAATCTCTTCTAATTTGAACTTTGGTAATATTTGATGTAATTGAAGAGTGGCTATCATCAACTATTTTCTGATATTTGCTATACTTAAATCTTGCACCATATTTATTAAGTTCAATTGAATCTGCATATTTGTTCACACTATTAGTAACTAAAGTTTTTACAAAATCCGCACCAGGAGCTTGATTTGAATTATAATAAACAGTTGAATCAACTTCAATGTATAAGAACTTAAGATCTGTAATTTCTGGAATAATTCCAGCAACCGCATAATTTCTAAGTTCCCTTTTTAAGTTATCTTTAATCGAGTTTGGAACGAATGGTCCATAGAATGGTTTAATTGCAATATAAACCCTCCCAAACTGAGGTGGATCTAATTCTTCACCACCAAATACAGAAACTGATTCTGCTTCTGGATAAATCTGAGGAATCAATGCTTCGTAATCTAAAGAAGTTACTGCTCTGTTTTGAGCAGCATAAACTCTAGTTGCATAACTCTTGATTGATGAAACAGATTCAATTTCTTTTCCACCTTCCGAAGCAATATTTGTCGTGATTAATGAAATTCCGTTGGTAACAATATTTCCATTATTATCCAAAATTCTCCCATTATATGCGAAAGAATTTACCCCGTTTGCATTTTCTCCATTAGAAACATTGTATTGAACCTCAATATAATTGAGATTATCTAACTTTTCTCCAATCACTCCATCTCCAAAAATTAATTCATATCTTTGATCTTCAATTTCTTGAACAAAGAATACTTGTGATGTGGAAGTTACATTAAAAATATTACTTGCTAAATTAAATTTTCTAGAGTTTGTGCTTGTAGAAGTATCTTTTACAATAACTCTAATGGTTGATGTATCAATATTTGCATTTTCTAAGATATATCTTTGAGGTGGGGTTGGGAAATTTGGATTGACTGTGAAGTTAGTTGTTAGGTATGTTCCCTCATAAACAACGATACTATCAAATGATGCAATTCCGTTTACAACAGGGACTGTAATATCGTCGGGAATTGAGAATGTATAACTTTCAGATCCAAAAAGTGATGATGAAGTACAAACTAATCCTTTCTGAAGAGTTAATGTAATTGGATTAGTAGTAAAATTGGTTGTATCTACAAAGAAAGATATATTTGCTTGAGAAGATTTTCTAGACCTTGGAACATATCCAATATTTCTTGCTAGAGAAACTACATTTTCTCTTAGAGTCGCACTATCAATGAATACCTCATTACTCACCATATTTGCATTATATGATGAGATGTAAGTATTATATGCTAATGTGTCGATCAAAACTGAAAGGTTAGAACCTTCAAAATCATAATCAGTAAAATTTGAGTTCGATCTAAGGTAATCCTTAATCGATGTTTTTATTTGATCGAAATCTAAATTTGTAAAATTGACTAATGCCATTATCGTGTTGGTTGTAGTGCGAATGATAACTGTTGTGGTAATACATCAATCCCAACTATGTAATAACGAATTGTTACATTAAATTCATTATCATCATAGTTTGGTTCGACATTTACATCAATCAATTCAACTCTTGGTTCATAGTTATTAATCGTATTCTCAATTTCATCCTTAATTACAGATGCAGAAATTTGATCCATATTTTCAAAAAGTACACCACTTACTCCAGAACCTAGATTTTGATTAAAAAATCTTTCACCGGGTTTGGTTAGGATCAAATTTCTGACGGATCTTGCAATTGCAGTTTCATTTTTTGTCACAATAAGGTCATAATTCAGGGGATTTGCCTGAAAAGAAAGACTAATATCTTTAAATCCTTTACTTAGCCGTTCTACAGGCATGAAAAAAATATAAATCTGTCTTATTTATTACCCATAAAGTGGTTCTGTGCCATACTCCCAATCATCATAGTCATCATCATTTCTAATTTGGGAATGAAGTTCATTTTGAATATGAAAATCATGCTTTTTAGGGGTCAAGTCATCATTTTGAATTTCCCTGAGCATCTTTTTTTGTTGAATTTTTTCAAAAATTCCATAATCAGACGTTAAATTTGTAGTTCCCCACAATTCATACATGTAATTTGGGTCTTTATCTACTTTTTTAGTCATTTTTGCTCCTGATTTAGTAAAATCAGAACTTTTTACGGGGTTGCTATCCCGTTAATCAATATAAAATCCCTTTCTTAAGTAGTCTTCATCATCAACAAAAGTTAAATTTTCTATTTTTTCAATATTTTGACCATGCCAAACTGGAATTGCTACAGAATTTTCATATCTAAAGTCCGGATTTCGCCGAAAATGAACTTCTATCAGTCGATTTCCTATAAACTCGCAGTTAATCCACTCATAATTTCCTTTTAAATTATTTAATATAGGTGGAAAGTCAACTTTAAAATCAATTTTTGACCATCTCTTCCACTTATACATTGGATCATCTTCATCTTTTTCGCCAATCACAACCAATTTGGATTTTTTATTTTGATAATCAACACTATAATGATCTCCATGATAAAGTTCACACCAAAATTCTGAAGGATGAAATTGATCAGTGTACTTGTAAATCCATTCCTTACGAGAAAATCGTCCCATACCAAGTAAATTAATACTTGGTCGGACGATATAATATCCCGAATATGGAACAGGGCACCCTGTAGGTCCACAGAGATGCCCTAGACGATGATTTAGAATGAGTTTGTTATAAACCCATAGATCTTCTGGATGAATTGATTTCCATTCTTCAGAAGAATCAAAGTAATACATTCAAAGAATTTAAATTCTAAGACTATTTACCTTGACCACGATACCTTTTCTTACGTCCATTACGAGATGTTGCACTTAGAAGAGTACGAGCAGAACGTCCCTGTCGTGTTTTCTTAGGTGCTCCAGGTTGAAACAGAGTCTTGTTACCACCACCTTTAGCCATTAGATTTCCTCCAATTCAATGTCATTAACATTATAGTTTTCATTTTGATAATACTCCTGAGAGAGATTATCTAGGATCTCTACACATTCTTCATAAGAGAGATCCTGATATATCTTACGTCCTTTATATAAGATATTAAAAGCCATTAGATCACTCGTGTTTTTTCGTGTCCTACTCGAATACGTGGATCGCACCAGATATCAAAACCTTTTTCTTTTGCATCGAGACAGAATGAAACATCTTCTCCACACATATCTTGAACTGCACCAGATTCAAAGACTTGCATCTTCGGAGCAAACCAAGGATACTCAAGATTCTCAAAGACTCCTTTCTTAATCAGAACCCAACCAAAACCAGTGTAATCAACAGTGAATGGTTTACGACGCTTTGAGATGCTTTCCACATTCTCATGATTCATCACACCACCATTCTTACGGAAGTCATCTTCTTCCAACCAGTGTGCTACTGAGGTTGTGTGACCATCTTCTGTTGCATACCATCCTGCTACAATCTCACGTTCCGTGCCATCCTCAGACAGTGCAAGATCGCACAATTGCCAGAACTTTTCTGTGTTGAATACAATATCACTATCAATCCAAAGTTGATAATCATACTGCAATTTACCATCCCAAGGAACTTGCTTAGGTCCACGAAGTACATTTGCACCCAGTACCTTACAACGTGCAAAGTTAACCATCGATGAATAATCTTGAGAGATCTGAATACTCATACCATTCTGTACCATATCAAAGCACAGTTGTACAAAGTTCTTCAGAAAAATAAAAGAACATCCACGACCAGGAAGACAAAATACAATTGACTTTCCTCGCATTCTTTCTTTAATTGCATCAATATCCCATTCTTCAGTTTGAACAATAGGAGACTTTGCTTTAACCGTAAATCCTTTTGCCATAAGTGAAATTAACCTTCAGATCAATTTTATCAGTCTATATATGTCTTGTCAATGTGATGATTCGAGTACGGTTTTCTGATTCACATACAACTCCTCATAAGATAAATCATCCTTCTCATAATCCGTTCTCATAATACCTACGAGATTATTCAGAGTGTCCCATACGGTCGGAAACTCATCTTCTTTCACAGAATGCATTAGACACTTATCCTTTGCGTATATGTGATAAACCTTTTCCATAAAAAAATATCTCCGAAATTTTTTGCAGTGTGCATTATTTTGCAATCGCATTATATATGAAGACAATCAAAAACCCTAGCGGAATTCCAACTAGGGTAAAACATTGCCTTGGATATCTTATTAACCACCCCGCAAAAACAACCTTCCAGAAATTCCAATAAGGTCGGTTTTTATTTCTTCTTGCCACCTTTCTTTAAAGTCCTCTTATCAGGTCTCGAATACCCATTGCTGTGAATCCATTTTACACCCATTTTAATCCTCCGGAATTTTTTTATCTGTTTGATATTTAGAGGTCGATTTGTCACCTCTGTAGGTTAGGAAGGACCCAAAATCTTTATAGGGCCCCGTTACGCCCGCAGGGCATAAGGATTAACCCGCATAATAACTGCCGAATACGCATACGAATAGTCTAACACATAAGGGTGCCGAGTGTCAACCCAGCACCCCTAAGATCATCAGAACTCGATCACATCAAGAGTCGGAACATTCGACTGTTCAGTGTCACTCACTGCGGTCTCACTGATAGCATCAAGAATCGAAAGAATCTCAGAACCAGTGTTACCTTTGGACAGCAGGGAGATGAGAACTTGCTTAGACATAATAACGAAGAAAAGTGTTGTGAACTGTGTGTTTGGTGAGTGTCTTTATGGGGCGCATCTCATTCCCTTAAGTATCAGAAACGATCAGAGATCTTGCAGCATTTCGTTGATCTCAATGCCGTTGATCTTACTGTCGTCCCACTTAACACCATCAGGGGTCTCTGTGGAACCACAATCATACAGAAGACTCACGAGTTCCTGATAGTTAGTGCAGGTACGAGCAGCATCATAAAGACCCTCATCATTCTGAATCCACAGTGATACATTCCAGGTCTCGTAGTTAGCATAACCGTTGTAGGTCATTTCGAGAGTGGCAGTCATTTAGTGGGTTTCGGTGGTCCTTACACTATAGAGACACTTTAAGGGCTCCCTGTTTCTGATACCTCACAGCACGTTCGTTGTTACCAACTCACCAACGATCAGGAGTACTTAGGTCCTCAACATATGCATCACAGTGTTCAGCAGGTTCTAGGTTCAATACCTTATCCCACTGAATCTGGTGAGGATTCATGTCACTGAAGACTTCCAATTCCAAGGTCACACGATACTTAACTTTCTGTGCCTGATGATACGCAACTGACATAAGTGTGCTCCTGTGTTGTATGTGTATACTATAAGATGTCTGAGTGTCTGTGTCAATGGGGGTGAGTGTATTTATTGGGAGTCCTTATGTTTTGAGAGGGGGATGTGTGGGATTTCTGATGTCTCCGGAGTTGACAAAGTGCGGGTCTTATGTTACGCTGCCTAAGATCACAAGACCTCAGCACATTTATAAGGATATAAGGAACATTCCTCAGCACATTTATAAGGATATAAGGAACATTCCTCAGCACATTTATAAGGATATAAGACGATTAGAGCACCTTATTCTCAACAATAAGACCTTATTGATTCTCAATTAGATAACACTTATTGAGAATGATTAAAAGAACTCAAATATATTAATTAATACATTTTTAATTGATTTTTAATGTTTTTTAGCATTATTTCACCATAAAACCATAAAAAAAGAGGGGTTAGAATCCCCTCTCTCTTATTCACTTAATGCGTCTCTACAATACTGAAACCTAGTCCATTCTTCATCAGTAAAGTTATCAGAAGCATAAGGTATTCCTACAACATAAGCACAGAACTTGTTGACGTTCTCATTGTTAGTTGGTGTTGCATTTGCGTTGGAGATAATAGCAAAAGTGAGAATAATGAACTCAACTGCAAACCCTAGATGTAACCACTTTCGATTGTGTTTAGTGACTTTCATTTGAGTGAATACAAGCAAGAACTGAAACGCCCTGGTGTTGAAATAACTTGTCCTCCTTTACTCATACAATGTTCTTCGATCTTTGGATTGATAATGTATAATGAAGCAATGGAAAGTGTGATAAAGATAAGACCTAAAATGATTCCATAGATGGGTGCTTGAAGATCATTGTTTTTCATTGAACTTTGATTTTAAAAACTTCAACTTCTGCGTAAAGTGGATCTCCTTTATCATAACCTTCCTACTCTACTTCTTCACGGAGTTTTGATGCTTCTAACTCTGCATCTTCCTGATTACGATATAAAGAATAAAGTTCTTCTTGATCTTCATAATCAGTGCCACGGGTGAAGATGGCATAAACGTAATCAGTCATAATCAGTTCAGACGCATACCAGAGAAGAAGGGAATCGGGGAACCTTGGAAGTTAAGAAACCACTGTCCTTTCTTTTGGAAAA